AAGCGGTAGTCATAAAATCAATTTCCAATCCATCAAGATCAAAAACTTTAATTAACGCTTGTTCAAATGATAATAAATATTGATTTTCTCTATTAACATAAAAAGGAATAACTCTTGAATTATTTTCAGATGTAAATAATTTTTTAAATGCAGGTCTACGAATAACACCACCATATACTAAAGGTAAAAAGTTTTCGCATTTAACGCATCCTGAATTATACTTTTGTATATCTGAACGACCATCTAAGTATGGTGATAATTGACCGCCATTAAAAGAATTTATTACTTTTTTTGCCATAATACTAATCTACAAATGTACCATAAGATGTTTGTGAAAAAGGTGGCAAAGAGTTGGAACTCATAGTATTTGATGTATAAGTTGCTTCTAGCCATTCGCTATCTACTACAGGCATATCATTACGCTCAAATCCATTAACACGTTTAGCTTCAGGAATATGAACATTATAAAACTCATTAAGTAGTTTTTCCTCTAACTGCCTGTCATTTAAAATACCAGTAGCTAACTTAGATGCAAGCAATGTAATAAATGCTTCTCTAAATATACTATCATGTTCACCCCTTGTTTTTTTACCAAGAGTATCGTATTTATGTAATGAAATTAATCTATTAAAACGGATGTAAATATCTGGCTCATTACACACAATACCATCTTCATCCATTTCCCAATAAACATTTGGTATTACTCGTTCATTTGCAGCTTGAGTATTTGTAACATAAATCACTCTTACGCAGTTATCAGGAGTTTGAAATCTATGTTGCCATGTTGGTTGAGGTCTAAATTCTTTTACTTCGCTTGCGGTAGCAGTAGAGGCATATGCAGATACAGTTGTCCAACCAGATAATGGAGGAACAGTTTCTGTTGTTACGTTTTCAATAATTGCAGTTTTAACGCCACCAGAGTTTTTAGTATAGATAATCCAACGATCTGTAACGTATTCTATAGTTTGGGTTGTAGACCAAACATTGTCATCTGGATCACTAGCATCTGATCCTGCATCTTGAACGGCATAATCAGCAGGAGAAATACCCATAAATGGTTTACATTGATAAACTTGTTCAACCATATCTGGAAAGCCAGAGTTTTTAAATGTAACTAAAAATTGTCTAATAGGTAATCTGCTATATGAAACAGTTACACTCCAGTCATGCATTCTGGATAATAGTTGAATACAGTAGTCAAAATATAACCTGCAAAGATCTGCTACTGTACCTGTGTCTGTATCAAAGTTTGTTAAAAAAGATCTATTGTTTCCGATCTTACTTAATGCCATATTGCATAATTGCTCTTTAGTTAAACTTATTAATTCATTAGGCATAAGATCTCCAAATTAAAAAGGGTAAGGGGAGGTTGCCCTCCCCATTAATATTACTGATCTGTAGAGATCAAGATGTAGCCTTCGATAGAGTCAGAACTCATCACACCTCCATTGAAGGTAAGGATAAGTTTTTCTCCACCGACATTGTAAGCAACACCAGCAGTCTGATCACCAGTAGCTCCTTCTGGGAACAATATAGTACCTGCAGAAGTTAAGTCCTCGTTATTGAGGAGAGCATCTGGCTCTGCTACTGTACCAAGATCAACTTGGCTTGCAGAAGCAATAGCTGTGTGCAACAATGATACAGCAACAACTTTTGCATTGTCTGGTAAAGTGCCAGTCAATGTAACAGTATCACCAGTCATGTCACCATGATCATCGGTGAATTTTACAGGAATGTACTTGATGTTACCGAGGTAGTCAGAAGCATCCTGTAGGTTGTTAGCAGTATTGATTGCGTCTACGATATCTGAATTGAAGTTAGCCATTATATATCTCCTTATACTAGGGTTGGAACAACAACAACTTTTTCTTCTTCCATGCGGACAGCACCAAACTCTGCCTTCATGTAAGCGTAGTAGTTGAACGATTTATCAGCACGTTCACTAATCTTAGTGGTCATGTCTGGGTTAACTTCCAGAAGTGCTGCATCTTGTACGAATGCATAAGGCAAACGAACTGTGTAGCTTTCTGGCTTCCAATTACCTGTAGATGTGTCTAGGTCTCCATCAGCAATCTTAACAGTTGATCCTGTGTCAGATGTAGAAGAAGTACCTAGTGAGGTAGCTGCTGCACTTGACCACGGAACAATGTTGCTAACACAGAAGTTACAACCCATATAAGGATACAACGCTCCTACACTACGATCAATAGCACGAGCTGCAGTGAAGTCGAAGTCAATGAACTCATTGTTCTGCATCATTGTATTCCAAACATCCCAAGAGATTTTGAATACTGGAGTGTTGTTTTCAATGTCAACACTATTGCTTCCGAACGCAGATAAAGCACCCAAGAACTTCTTGTAAGTGAATCCCTGTGTAATAGTTGAAGTAGAACCATCTGTACCCAAAGCACCATCATCAATAACCATGTTCTTTGAGTTAGTTAGATAAGTGTCTGTTTCACCTTCAACGCCACCTTTAGCAGAACCAAGAATTGCTTGGTCAAGAGTAATATCTTCCTGACGAAGGAATTTATTTTTCATGATCTGCAATTTAGCTGCACGAGGATCAACACCCATTTTGCTCACATCAGCCCAATCCATAAACTGACCATCCTGATAAGCAGTACGAGATGTCCGTCTACGGCTGTAGTCGATGTCCGATACAGGTGAATCACCGAAGCGGTTTACCACCTTAGAAGGCAATCCACCACCGGCTGTACGTTGGTAAACACCTTCTTTGCGAAACAGATCGCCAGTAGCCATCTGCACATATGGGCGTAATTTACCGCCCTTTACTTCGACAGTCTCACGAATAGCCCGGTCGAAGCCAATTACATAAGTATTTAATAGGTTTCCTGCACCCATTTTACTCTCCTTATTTTATAATTAATATAATTAGTTTCGGCTCTGAGTATCCGCACCTACGGGTCTAGCCTAATTTAAGGTTCTCACCTCAGACTTCTTAACAGGCTTAATTGGTATCTGTTTTAAAATCTGCTTCTTATATATAATAATTCTTACAATTTTGTCAAGATTCTTTTTAAGAAATTTTCTTTAATAACTCACCACGTTGAGTTGTCAAGCCAAGATAATATGGATCATTTACATTACCAGTCCAATCATTCATCTTCTGCTCAACTTCTACCAACTGGTCATTTACAGTCGCATAACTCTCTGACATAGTACCACGAATAATTTCATCATCACTTATTAGTGGAGTAATTTTATCAAAGATAGCTTTAATAAACTCAGGATTGTTACCATAGCTAGGATCATCTTTGAAATCACTAAGACCCAAATAATCCAACGTATCGGCAACTTTAGAAACATTATATTCATATTTATCACCTTTCCACTCATCTCGTAGAGCTTTTTCGGCTTCTTCTATTCTATATGATTCTTGTGTTTCTACTCGCTCAGATGCTTCTTTGTATCTTTCAATTTGATAATCAACAACTGCTTGGGCTTGTTCGTTACTAAGACCATTATCAAACATATGTTGTTTTAATTTACCAAATACTTGTTCATCTGCTTCATCTTCAATAATGCCTTCAGGCACTTCAAGACTATAATCATCAACAGAATCGGGTATTCCCATAATCTGCCGTTTAAGCTGAATGTCATCATCGGCTTCAGATTGCCAAAATTCTTCGGCTCTTTTACCAACTTGACTTTGAGCATTAATGCTACCTTTAATCAAGTCCACAGGGTTATCATACTTTTGAAAGATTGAATGCTTGCCTAAATCATCAGGCAGGCTGCTAACCCAATCTTGACTGAATTTACCATCATCACTTAGTATTGACGCAGGTGTAGTAGCTTCTACAGGCTGTGTTGCAGTATCCGCTTCTACGGGTGCGTCTACAGGTGTCTGTACTTCTTCGCTCATTTATTCTCCTTATTATTTACGTTTAGTTACTTTTTTCTTGGCTACTTTTTTAGCTGCTTTCTTTGCAACTTTTTTAGCCATTTTCTTTTTACCATACATATGTACCTCCTACCATTTAACTTTATGTGACCAATATTTTGCGGATAATTTATTTCTAGGCTTACCTTGAGCATTATGACGAGCATAATAGCTTTTACGTCTAGCTTTATCTTTTTTAGATTTAGGATTTTTACCTGCACCTCTAACGCCTTGCTGCCCAAATCTAATTACTTTTATTTTATCACCTTCTTTAGCAACTACTAAGTGTGATTTAGTTTTGTGACTTGGAGTACGTTTAGGTTTATTAAATCCAGAAACACCATACCGTTTTTTATACTTTGATAATAATGTCGGTTTTTTCGCCATTATTTTACTCCCTCATTAATTATATTCCAGTTTCTTCTCCATCTATTAGGAACTTGACTAGCCCACTTAGCTCTTTTGGGATTTAAAACTTGAGTTTGATTTTGTTTTGGATACTCTCTATTTTCTGATCTATTGTTATATGGATCGCTATAAAATAATTCATGTTTAAACATTTCTAAAAATGATGCTTTAGCTTCAGGTGTTTTTGCTTTAGACCAACCCCAATAATACCAATATGCGTTTTTATAATTAGTAGGACTTAATACAGAGCCTTGATTCCAACTCATATCACTAACAACTAATTTATAGTTTTCTGGTAATTCATCCCAACCTTCCATACGAGTTAATGGCATGAAATGAGTTTCATAATCATCGTTAAATAAAATATCTATTTCTTCTGGTGTTATTATGTCATGTTCTTTTATTTCTCTACCAAGTAGCCTTGTTGTATCTTTATCAACTCTATGACCGATACCTACTGTTAAATATCCTCTTTCGCTTTCTTCATTAGGGACTTCATCATAGTAAGCATCACTTCTTACTTCTTCTTCAAACGCAAGTTTGTTTCTTAATTTAGCTCTGGATATATCCATATCAGTCCTCGGAGATAATGGCTTCAATGTATCTATACATATCTTGCATTGCATTGCGATAAGCACACTCAGGATGAGTAAGATTAGAACCTGCTTGTTCATCAATTAGTGAAAACTTTCTTAAATCTTCTAATACTTTTTCACCATCATTACTTAAAAAAACGCTACGATAACAACCAATTAAATCTTTAATATCAGCTTCATTCACTATCTAATTCCTTTGATAACTCGCTATCAGAAGATACACTACCTAGCTTTTGAATTGTTGATGCGGCTTGTTCAGCCATTTGTGCTTGTTGCATTTGTTGTTGCATTTTAGCTCTTTGCTGTCTTTCTTGACCAACAGTAACAGGATCTTTAAGAGCGTTCATGCTAGAACTGTTAGCATACCAGATTTCTCTAAACAATTTATCCGGGCTAACATTATCTATAGATTGAGCCATCTGTGGACTCATCTGTGCAATTTCACCAAACATACGGAGTGTATTTAATGCACCCATAGTTTCAAATGATTTAGTAGCAAGAGATAACCGCCCGACATAATCAATCTCATAGTCTGGGTTTTCCAACAATATCTCAGGAACGGGCGGCAGCAAATTCTTTTTGGCTAGAATATAGTAAACGTGTTCCATTACTGGAGTAACGTGTTCTTCTACATAACGGCTAACAAATGGTGCAAGCGTCATCATGTCTGTAGTCATACGCTCGTTTACTTCAGTAGCTGTCATATTACGATACTGATCTAGTGGTCTAAATAAATGATTAAAGAACATACGCTTAATTTGTGCTTCATGCACATCAAACATTTCTTTAGCTAATGCAGGATTGCCATTAGGTGCTAAGCGTTCTGGTTTGCCATTAGGATTAGTAGCTCGCCATTTGATAAATGCTCCTGCACGATTACTCATACCTGATACACTATCATCATCTGGCACTAACCATTGCGGATTAGCGTGTTGTTCTGCTGATACTACCATAGAACGATAGATAACATTTGTACGTCTAGCTGTACCAAGTATCATGCTCATAGGAGAACGACCATATACTTCTTC